TATTCATTTCTCCTACAATCATTCTCAATATTTCTTCATCACTTATTACACCTAATGCTCTAAATACTATGAATAATGGAATTGGTATAGGTGAAAATGTATCATTTGGTTTTTTAATTCCAATTGATGGAATTTCTACATAAATACCATCTTTTTTATAATAAATACCTTTAAATTTTGGAATGGGTTTATCATCAGTACATAAATACAGTGAAGTAATACGTGCAGGTTGAAATTTGTTTTCAGGAACGGAACGTACTTCTGCAGTCGCATAAAATTTGCTATTAATATCATTAATTTGGCTAGTATATATTTTATTTTCAATTTGTCTTTCTTGTGCAATAATGACTTTTTCTTTACCATCGAAAATAAAATAACCGCCATGATCATATTCACATTCACCCATTAGACGAAGTGTATCATATTTCATACCATATAAACTACAAATTTTACTTTGTACCATTATAGGAACATTACCAAGACTAATATTTTTGAATCGTCGAATAACACGTGGTTGTTTTGGATCATTAACAATATATTCAATAAGTATATCAACTTGAATTTCAGTTCTATAAGTTAAATTTTTCAAACGTGCTTCATTAGGATATAATGGTTTTCTATTAATAGAAACACCATCTTGTGTTCTTACTATTTCTTGGATAATAGGTTTAGCAATAAAAACGTTATTTGCATCATTTATAACAACGGCGTTATCCATAGATTTAAAGGAAGTATATAATTGGCCGGTTTCATTAATATCTTCATCAATAATAATAACTTGTTCTTTTTTATCATCATCAATAGTTTTAATAGAACCACCAATTGTTATACGTAATTCATAAAAATAATTATTTTCAGTAGTTGGGTTATATGATAATATGAGTGGATTAAATTGACGAATAGTTTTTGGTATATTTATTTCTAAAAAACGATTATATGAATCTAATTGATTTTTGCACAGATAATTATCTGTATTCTTAAAATATGAATCAATGATTGACCATAGATGTGTCTCCCATTTATCAGTCATGTTTTGAACATCCATATTGATTCAAATTAATATAATATATAACTATATTCTATTTTATTTAATTATAAATAGAATGGAATATTTATCTCCAATAACCGTAATTTTTATTAGGTGGACTGTTTAAATTATAAATAGAGTGAGTATTAAAATACATTTTGTTGATTCTATGTTTTATAGTTTGTTCATCAATATTAGAATTTGATTTCATGTAAGTTAATAAATTATCAATATTTCGCTTTTTATTTTTTTGATCATATATAAATGACTCATCTATTTCGATATTTTTTATTAAATATAATTCACGTAAACGATAAACATTATTATTTAACTTTATATCACGATTATTCAATACTGATTCAATTGAATGATAATTCAATATATCCATATATATCTCATTTGGTGTATATCCTTTAGGTCTTTGCATATAATCGTTACCTAATAATATACACATATCGATGAATGAATCATATGACAAATTCATTTCAGTAAGAATATTATCTAAATAATAAACATCTACCATATCGTCACGATTACTAAAATTTCTAATAACCATTTTAGTACCACAAGCAATTGTATCCATATCTTCTGAAACAACGCCGGAAACTAATCCCATATGTGTTAATTTGGCACAATATTGTTCAGCTTCAGTTGATGCATCAATATATGATATACCCATGTGATCAAATAATTCTTTAGTTGTTTGTATTATATCTACATTAACAAATACAATACGTTTTTCTATATTTGAAATTTCTTCTTTTATATCTTCTTGTTCATATTCATTATTAATTTGTGCTTTTAAATCTAATATTCTCTCATTTAATTTATTTTTTGCTTCTCTCCTTTGTATAATTGTATTCATTTTTTCAGTTGGAGGCTTGCCATCAAATATAAATATAGGTGTTATTCCAAATTTTTTAAACTTATTTACCATAAAAAACATCCCATCAATATGATTACTCTTACCATATAAATACTTATATAAATACACATTAGTATCTACTGCAAAAGTCATTCCATTAAATATGGATAAATGTTGACGAGATTTACCATTTGGACTATATTTTTCTATTAATGAGTTAAGATTTTTAACACCCATATCTTATTATAAATTAACAATTATTTATGTCCATTTATATATCATATCCTAAATATGATAATTTTGCACTCTTTGAACAATCTTTCATTTCTATAAATTTCCCATTTAATTCCTTACGTATATCTTCATATAGTCCTTCTACTTTCTTATTATCTAATTTTATACCTAATGGATACTTATTTATAAAATGTTTCATATTCAATGTTGCATATTTAAATACATAATATGATAATGCAGATGTATGTTGTATCCAAGTATGTATTTTTATACTATCAATATCAGGAATATTTAATTGATATAATAATTGTTTAACCATACATAATATATGTTCTTTCTCTTTTTCTAATAATTTATTCAATGATAATTTAGGTTCTATAATATTCGTAAAAATAATTAATAATATTATAGCCCATGTATCGGTATATGTTTCAAATAAATTAATATGATTAAAAATATTGTAATCTAATGATATTTTCATATGTGTAGAGGACCATATTTTATAGTTAGTTGCACTATCAAGCGATAAATAATGAATTAATTCGTGTAATAATAAACGATTATATTCTTCCTTACGATAAATAAGAATATATTTACTAGAATAATGGTCCGTATAACCGGAATTTATTACTTCAGGAGTTAATTCTTTACCATTCCATTTTTTTTGTAAATTTGTTGGATAAAAATAAATATTAACTTTATTATTAATAGAATGTGTATAATCCATTATAGTGAACATCATAATAACATTTAAATCTAATAGATCATAATCATCATTCGTCCATACATTATGTTCCGTATTATATGTAGTAAATAAATTTATGATTATAGTATTTTTATTACAAGAATATGTAATAATTTCTTTGTATTTAAAATATGAATTTATATAATCTTGGTAACTTTTAGAAATTAAATAAGAATCTTTGGAAATAGGTTTATTAATTTTAATTTTTTTTGAAATGTCTTTATTGATTTGTTTTTTATTTTTTTCAAATATAGGTTTTATATCATTCAATAATATATCCATATTTATCATATACATATATATTACTATTTATTGAATAGATCATAAATAGATAATACTACATCAGGTTTTTTATAAATATAATCATTTACTAATTTAATAAATTCATTATGATATATATTATAAGTGAATGATAATGAAATATATAAATTACCATAATTATTAATATTAGGATTCCATATACCTAAATTATTAAATAAATAGATATTTGAAGTAGATGACAGATATAATGATATTTCTAAATTAGATTCTTTGATGAATGGATATGATATAGATATAATATTATTAATATTCTTGATGGGAACATTATCGATTTCTAGTAAAATATCATATGTATTAATTCTTTTATAACCATTAATAAATTTATCAATAAAATAGAAATCGTGAATAATATTGTTATATTTAATAGATATATTTTGATATTTTAAGTCAAATTTAGTGATAAAATTATTATTAATAAAAAGTTCAATAGAAGAGTATTTTTTTAAAAAGTCAATAGAACATTCAATATTATATTCATCTTTAAGTTCATCATTATTGATATATAATTTATAATTATTATGAGAATTAGAATTGCATTTTCTTTCTAGATATTGTTTTATTAGATTAGTTCCTGTTTTAATTAAATCGTGTTTTGGTATATTAATAAGTTGTTTCCAAATATCTTGAATATTTTTAGTATTTGGTATTAATAATCCTAATGTATCATAAATAACATCAGCTAGATCATTATCATAATTAGATAACATTTCATATAATAAATCGATTGGTGTATGATTTATTATATTATCTTCATTAGTAGATGATGAAATAATTTGATAGGCTTCATTTATTTCGCGAAATCGGTCACCGTGATTAATATTTTTATCAGGGTGATATTTTAGTGCTAATCGTAGATATTGTTTGCGTATAAATTTAATATCATCATCAGGTGAACATTCTAAAATCTTATAATATTGTTCATACATTATGTTGATGAAATAGTTTTTTAACTTTAAATATCAAAAATTCAATTATAATGATATTATATTCAATATTCATAATATTAGAAGAAAAATTATTAACATCTTGTAAGAATAATTGTTTAGATGATAAAGGAATATTATTATGTTGCATTACATAATTAATTATATCATTAAAGATATCGTTAATTTGTATATTTGATAATAAACAATCATATAATATAGACCTTATTGATTTAATAGATTCAATATTTTTATCTATTATATATGGTACTAATTTATGAATAGTTGAATTTATATTTTCTATGGATAAAATTTCATGTAATTTATTATCAGTTAATTCACTATTTGGATTAATATCAATTGAATACTTAATAAGAGGTAATATATTTGATATAATAAATAGTTTATTATTAGATGATTCTATAATTTTATTAATATGTATATTAGTAAGTTGCGGAAAGTTGAATTTTATATAATTAGTTATATAAGATTGATTGGGAAATGGAACTCTAATATTAATAGTACGTGATTTAAATGCCGGATTTAAGGATATAATATTATTACATATGAAGAAGAAACGTGTTGTTATAATATGTTTATCCATTAATGATATAAGACTTCTTTGTGTATCATATGATAATCGATCAATATGGTGTAATAGAATAATACGGAAAGAGTTATTAATAGTTTTATATTCTACAATTTTGTTAATATAATGAGTAATAACATCAATATCACATAAACCAAATTCAATTAGATTAAATTCAAAATGATAAGGAGATTGTATATAATTGATAGGAATTAAATTTCCGTTTACGGTAATATCGTCAAATTTAATATTTCTATATTTTTGCACGGGAATATGATTATTGTATATATTATTTATCATTGAATATATTAATGTTTTTTTCCCGGATGAAGGTGGACCATTAAATATAATATGTGGGACATACTCAGTAAAGGCAGATAATTTTGTAGCGATATCTTTGTGAATGATAAAATCATTGAGATATAATGGAATATTCATTATGTAAATTAAGAATAAAAGTTTTCTTTATATCACATAAATATGTATTTGACTATTTATGAGATAGTTGCATTAATGTTAATGTATGAATTATATGATGAGGATACTATATTAGATATTTTTAAAAATAATAGTGAAAATATAATTATGAATAAGTATTTTTATTTAGGAGCGGTTGATAATCCTTGAGGACCTATATCGCCTTTAGGACCGGGAGGCCCACGTGGACCCGGTGGACCTTGTTTATTACGTAATTTGCGATAAATATAAATGATAAAAAAAAGTAGAATAATATTAATAAGTAAGTTTAGAAAGAATAAATTAGTAAGTTTTTGATTATCCATTGGAGTCATTTTTATAATATATGAATATTTTTTGAAAAAAAAATAATATTATGTAATTTCAAAATGGAAGGTGGAAAAGGATTATTAGGATTAGATATGTTAATAAATCAATATAAAAAGAAGAAGGATGATAAAACGAATGAAGATGAGTCAATATGGTATAATGAAAAGTTAGAAGATTTTAAGAAGGATATGATAAATAGACTAAAAGTATTTGAGCCATATGGTAATAGAGTTGATCCAATAGATTATATGTTATATAATATGTGGGTTATATATAATTGGGGCGATTTAACGTTAGAACAATTATATGATAAAAAGAAATAATCGGTGTATATAATATAATAATGATAAGTGGAAGTAGAAGAACTATGCCATTATGTAGTAAGAGACGTTCAAGACGTAATAGTAATAATAGAATGGGTGGCGGTGGTAATGGATATTATTTAGATCCACGTTTAGAACAGATTGCAGGTCAAGCAGTTGTAGTTGGATATGATAGTCGTGTTCCACCGGTATTCAATGGTGAGTTAATGAGTGGTTCATTAGTAATGAAGGGAGGAAAGAGAAGATCAAGAAAACGTTCAAGTAAGAATAAAAGAAAGTCAATGAGAAAGCGTCATCGATGAGTTAATAATGGTAATAATAATTTATTATGATTAGGATCGCTATAACGTCTATATGATTTAGGTTCTTTAATGCACGCACTATCACTATTACGTTTATTTATAAGTAATGGAGGTAATTTAATAGTATTTTTGAGATTAAATTTATTGATAATATCTAATTGATAATTTAGATTACCGGATATGTCGTTATATATTTTGGTAATATTTTCTTCGATACGATTAGATGAGTTAGTTATATTTGTTATATCATTTAATTGTATTCCTGATTGTGTAATTAAGAATGTTGAATCAGTTAATTTTAATGCGGTTGGTCTATTTTTTACATTTTTATTTAATAAATCATTTAATATAGTTTGCCATTCTTTACGATCATTTAGAGGTTTAAATGGTTCATTATTGATAATATATGCTAATCTTAATATATTATCTGCTTTATAAGGTAATTCAAAAGTGAGCATATTATATAATATACATCCTAGTGACCAAATATCGGTAAGTTCATTATATCCATCACCTGAATATGTTTCAGGACTCATATAGAGTGGACTACCAATACAAGAGTGAATCAATTTATTATCGGGGAAGAATTTGGCGATACCAAGGTCACCAATTTTAACATTCCAGTTATTATCGAAAAATATATTAGATGGTTTAAGGTCACGATGTACTATATGATATTTATGTAAGTATACTAGACCTAATATGATTTGTAATATAGTTTTGGATATGAATTGATTATTGAATATAATATTATTTTTTTTGTGATAGTTGATAAGTGATTGTAGATCACCATTTGATGCATATTCGGAAATTATATAAACGTGATCATTATCGATAAAGGAATCATAATATTTAATAATGTATGGATTAGTATTACATTTTTGTATACATACTTCTAATACAAGTTGATTTTGTTCTTTTTCGCTTAAATTGTGTAAATACATATCTTTTAGTGCGAGTATTTGATGATTTTGTGTATTTTCAACGCGATAGACTATACCATATGTACCTGAACCAATTTTATTAAGGATACGATAATTACGTATCATATTTTTATTATATACGAATATTTCTTAATAGAGGTAAGTTGGATATAATAATTGATGTAGCGTTAATGATTTCATCTTTGAATATGAGTGCAATTATAAAGCCAATAATAACGCATGCGCAAAAACCCATATATATACCTTGCCAACTGTATTTGGAGCACATTAAACACATCATTCGACATAATACAAAACCTGCAGCGAGAGCAATTATGAGGAAGATAGGGAGTATTAAAATGATATCAGTCATATTTTATTTATAATATATATTTGTAAATAAAATATTAATTAAATAGTATAATTTGTATTCATTTGTTTCAATTCGAAATAATCCATTATCATAGATGCACACCAAGATAATGCTATAAAAAGTATAATAGTATTTATAAGTGCTAGTGTATTACCCATTTTTTCTTTCAAAAATTTATATAAATAGTAACATATTACTAAAATAATAATACCCGCAATAATTATTCGAATACGATATTTATTATCATCACTAATTTCATTATATTTATCCATAAGTCCGGATCCATTGAACTTTTTAACCATGAGTATATTTATAATATAAAAATAAAAAAAGTTTTGTTTGAGTTATTGATATAATACATATTATATTATTAACTCGTATGTTATTTATTTATTTATTTATTTATTTATTTATTTATTTATTTATTTTTTTTTTGGTTTAATATCGGTCGATGAAGTAGTAGTTGTTGTTTTTTTAGTAGTAGGTTTTTTTGCAGGAGGAGGAGTTGGAGGACGTTCGTCTTCTTCATCTTCATCATCATCTTGTTCTTCATCATCTAATTCATCGTGAACTTGTGTAGGTTCATCATCACTATCTTCAACATTATTTGAGTAACCTTGTTTACTTTCATTATCATCACTATCATCAATAGTAGCTGATTTACGAATAGGTTTAGTATCATTTTCATCATCAATAAATGCATAATCAGGAATACCTGCTGGACGATATAATTTAATTTGTACTAAATCGAATTTTAGACCAGCACTTTTACCTTGAAATGATACTGCTTTTAATTTTAATATAGCGACTGCTTCAGTACCTTTAACGAATGCTGTTTCGAAGTCACGAACTTCTTGACCTGCATCATCATAAGCTTTAATAATGAATTTATTTTCCCAAGTTACAACGTGTGCTTTAAATGTTGGTGGATATTTATCAGTTACTTGTTTAGTTTGTTTATCTTTAGGATATTTAATAAGATCACGAATATAAGTATCAGGATCATTTTCAATACTTTTACGAACGGTTTCGCTAGGTTTACCGAACCAAGTAATAGCATTTTTAACACCGTTATCAATCATACATTTTTGAAGATCACTTAAAAATTCGTAGAATTCACCGATACGTGGATTATATTCTTCAGGTTTATTTTTATTATAACCTGCTAAAGAGAAATCGATAGAATATTTAACTTTATCAGGATTAGTTGTATCGACCCATTTACCTAAACCATAAGGTAAACGCATACGAGGTGCTTGAATATAGAAATCTTGACCGGAATATTTAACTCGACTTGAGCGACCGCCATATTTATTTGCAGTTGGTTCGCTAAATGTGAACTTACTAAAGTCAACGGAATTTGCTCTATAAATGTTACCTGATTGTGCGTTCATAGTATTTGCGTTTGAATAATTTGAATAATTGGAAGACATCTTGCTTGTTTCTCAATACGTAATTAAACTTTAAATAATTATTAATCAAATTTTTTTGCAAATAATTTTTAATAATCTTTTAATAATCAAATAATATAAAATATATGATTATTATCATATTTAATGAGCTGAACTAGTAGCAGTTGCAGAAGCATTATTTGAAGTAAAGTGGCGTGAAATATATCGTTGTAAGTTAAAATAAGTGAATCCGGTTGAAGCGTCAACATCTTGTAATTTACCTAAGATAGCACCTAATTTAGTGTCAGGTACGAAACTACGACGATTTTCTTGAACTTGTAAATTCTTTTCACGAATATAGTTATTAATTTGTTTAGTAACAACATTACGAGACATCTTAGTACCGTGTGCAACACCTAAGAAGTCACATAAACTATCGGAAATACCGGTTGGTATTTGGAAACCTGATGGTGCGCGTTTTTGACCATCTGCATTTTGACGACGAGCACGTTTTGCTTGTAAACGAGCATTAGTACGAGCCATTTCGCGACTTTCACGATTATAACACTTAACTGCACGACGTAATGTAGCTAACCAAGTCTTTTGAGTTTCCATTAATTGTTCTGCTTGTGAAACTAATGCTTGGAATAATGCTTCAACTGATTGTGGTTGTTCTTCACTTGATTGTTCAGTTGATGATTGTACTGCCGGTGTTGCAGGAACTGATTCACTAGATGCTTCACTCTTCTTTGAAGCTGCACGTGACTTCTTTTCAGGTGCTGCTGCTTGTTGTGTTTGAGCAGGTGTTGAAGGTGCTGCAGTTTGTTGTGCAGGTGCAGGTGTTGAAGTTGAATCAGCTTTCTTTGATGGTGCACGTGCCTTCTTTTCAGGAGCTGCTTGTTGTACTGGTGCAGCTGCTGGTGTTGCCGGAGCGGTGGTTTGTTGAGTTTGAGCAGGAGTTGCTTGTTGAGCAGGAGTAGATTTTTTAGCCATTTTGATTAGAGTCTATAATGAATTAAATATATGAAATCTTTAAGTATATATTACACGTATTCGTCATATTTTAAAATAAAAATATGAAAAATATATTTTTTAGAGTTTTTACGCAATTAATTAGAAAATGCTACACCTGCCATTCCACTCATTATTCTTAGCAAATTGTAATTTACGGCATAATAATGTAATACTCTTGCACTTGCACCGGTATTTATTTCTAATGTTCCATTATCTATTCTTGAAAAATTACACGTTCCACTAGGTTGATGCTCTTCCGGATTTAATGCAAAACTATATACATAAAATCCACCTAATGGTGGTGTATTTGTAGATGGATTACTAGCTTGTTGATTATGTCCACCGGTATGATGCTGATATGGTTGAACTAAACGGAAATAACTTCCATCCCTTTGTTGAAAACGATCTTGTCCATTTAATTGTATCTGTGCAATAGTTGTATTATCAAGTAGAGAACCTTGACTTGCCCAAAAATCAAATGGATGTCTAGTTCCACTATTATCTTTTGAAACCCATATAATTTCCTTTACAGGATGATTCAAAAATAATTTATTAGTTGTACTTGAATTTGGTGATATACTTATACCATTAGAATATTGAACTTGTTCTATCAAATATTCATGTGAAACTTGCGCAAAACGTCTACGTTCATCCGTATCTAAATATATATAATCTGCATATACATCACAATATAATAATTGTGCCGTTGAAGTAGTAAATGTATCACCTTCTACTATAAGAAATGATGAATTTAGTTGGATATTTATTTTAACCTCGTGATATTGAAGAGCTACTAATGGTAATGCTAAACCCGGATTACGACAAAACCAAAAATGTAAAGGCACATATACTTTGGTATAATTAGGATTATTACTATCCTTTAAAGTACCTCCAATCATCCTATCTAATTTTTGCCAATTTGCTTCAGTATGTGATAATTGCGTCCATATATCCATCCATTCGCCATAATGTCTATCTACAATTTGTCCTCCTATTTCGATTTCAATATTATCAATAACTTGATGACCTACACGCCATGCATTACTAATATCTTGATTAAATGTCATTTCAAGATAAATACGATGTACTAAATCACCATTGCGACCTAATATACAGCTGAATGTATTTCCCAATCCTATATTACCATTCATTGTTTGTGAAATAGATTCCATTGCAAAGTTTGTATGTCGCTTATATACGACTTTAAAAAATGTTATTTGTGGATTACCAGTTAAATATGTATCTTGAGCTCCATAAGCTACTAATTGCATTAAACTACCGGTCATTTATGATTTATATTTTAAATATATTTTATTTTATGCTTGTTATTTACATCTTATATAAAATATAAAAAACATATTGATATTCTTAATTAGAGTAAGCTAAACCACCCATACCTGACATAACACGTAAAACATTATAGTTGACTGCATATACTTTAATAACGGTAGCTGCAGTAATACCAGCTGCAACCGGATAACCTGCAGCGGGAGTACCTGAAAATGATAAATTCAATACTGCATTATCAATACGACTAAAATTACAAGTCCCGGATGGTTGATGTTCTTCTGGTTTAAGAGCAAATGAATAAATATGTGTATTTGAGAATACGGTTGATTCATTTTCAGTAGTAGATGAATCAGTTGAATTTAAGAAACGACCACAACCACTATGATGTTGGAAACGTTGAACTTTTGTAAAATAATCACCGGTGCGACGTTTAAAGCGATCTTGACCGTTCAATTGTAATAATGCATCTAAACAAGGTTGATATGATGTAAAATCACTAAAACTATTTGAATTATCAACTAACCAAACTAATTCTTTAACAGGATGGTTAAAACGTAATTCTTGTTGAGTTGTTGTAGCATTAGCTTGACCAACGGTTAATGCATTCGAAAATTGAACTTGTTCGATTAAATATTCGTGTGAAACTTGAGCAAAACGACGACGTTCATCAGTATCTAAGAAAATATAATCAGCCCAAATAGTACAACCTTGTAAATATTGACCATTTAATAAAAATGGTGCAACAGTCATTGCTGAAACCGGTTCAAATTGCACATTAATCTTAACTTCGTGATATTGTAATGCAATTAATGGTAATGCTAAACCCGGATTACGACAGAACCAGAATTGTAATGGAATATGTAAACGATTTAATTGTGTTCCTGCACCGGTATCTGTTGGATCAACCATAAATTCTAACATACGTGATTGATCAAATGGTAATGTTAAATCACACCATAGAGCCATCCATTCACCATATTGTTTATCAATAACTTGACCTCCAATTTCAACTTCAACATAGTCTAATAATTGATAACCATAATATGATAAACTAGCTGCAGCAGGACTACCTGAAATATCAACATCTATTTGTAAATAAATACGATGTAATAAATCACCATTACGTGCAATTGTACATGTAAAACTACGACCTAATTCCGCTGCACCATTAAAAGTTTGTTCTATTGCTTCGACTGAAAAATTAGTATGACGACGATAGACAACCTTGAAGAATGTAATTTGTGGATTACCAGTTAAATAAATATCTTGAGCACCATAAGCTACTAATTGCATTAAACCACCTGCCATATTTCTTTATATTTATACTATTACTATAGATTTTTTTTTGTGATTCTCATAATATTTATGTAATGAGAATAACATATAAATAAACTTCTTAATTAGAATATGCTAAACCACCCATACCCGACATAATACGGAGAACATTATAATTGACGGCATAGACACGTAATGTAGTTGAACTACCTGGTAAATTACCTACATATCCATATCCTGCGGATGCTTGGAATTCTAAATTTAATACCGCATTATCGATACGGGAGAAATTACAAGTTCCCGATGGTTGATGTTCTTCTGGTTTTAATGCGAATGAGTAAATATGGATATACTCCAAACCGTATGATATATTTGGCAAATTTGCACCTGTTCCGTATCGCATTATGAAATGACCTGCGCCGGTATGATATTGATAGCGTTGGACACGTGTGAAATAATCACCATCGCGTCTCTTAAAACGATCTTGACCGTTTAATTGTAATAGAGCAGAAGAACACTGAATATAATCCGTAAATGGAGTATAGTCATTTAATCCAACTATCCATATTAATTCTTTTACCGGATGATTGAAACGTAAATCGTGTTGAATGGTTGTTGCATTCGAAGGAATAGGTAAATCATTCGAAAATTGGATTTGTTCGATAAGATATTCGTGTGAAACTTGTGCAAAACGACGACGTTCATCAGTATCTATAAAAATATAGTCTGCCCATAGTCGGGTGTCTTCTATTTGTAAAGAAGGAACCGAACTAGAACTCATCACAATTTTATTTGCAAATTGAATATTAATTTTAACTTCGTGATATTGAAGTGCGATTAATGGTAGAGCAAGACCAGGATTACGACAAAACCAGAATTGCAATGGGATGCGAAGTCTCGTTTTATCTGGATTAAATCCACGTTCTGCAAGGTACAGCATTTGAATAAGTTGGTCATAATTACTCGTTAAGTCTAACCATACTGCAATCCATTCAGCATAATGTTTGTCAATCACTTGTCCTCCTATTTCAACTTCAATATAATCAATAAAT